GGTAAACAAGGAGCGAGTGCCAGCGCCGCCAGTTCGACCTTCGCGCGCAGTCGTGCGAGTCAACGCAACATCAATGTCTTCCCGCTTTTGACGCGCAGCTTTCTCAATTTCTTGACGCTTTGCCTCAGCAGCTTCTTCGCGCTGAGCGCGAGCCGCCTCTTTTTCTGCCTCAGAAGGACCGCCACCACCTAGACACATTTTATCACCTCATAGACCAGAAGTTGTTTTTCTTCCTAACTGGTTTCCTGTTAAACACATCAAAGTTACGTTTAGCAACTACAACATTTGCTGGCTTTTGGCTATTAATTAAAGCCCGACCCTCGCCAGCACCCAAAAGCATGTACTGCAAAGCATCGTGGATGTGCGAATACATGCTCTGCTTATCAGGTTTATCTTCGTATCTCTCACCGCTTACCTCAAGTCTTCGGTAAGAATATCCCCCTTGGAAACCTTTGATTAACATAGAGCAGCGCCGGTCGATTAAAAATGCGGGCTTGCCTTCGGACATCTTGGTAAGCTGAGAAGAAACGGATTCGAGGCGAAGGTCCACCGAGTTCGAAGGGGCTGGAAACGCTCTAAGGCCAGCGCCACGCAAAATCTGAAACGGAGTTGACTCATCAGTCTGTGCGCGGAAGTCGCCGGAAGGGTCGCCATAAATAATCGTGTCAGAGCAAGCTTGGAATCTGGTGGCCAATTCATTTCGCAGAAGCTCCGCAAAACGCACAATGCCCATATCAACAGAAACAATCTCGGACTGAATAAGCCACCGCCCCCGTATCTTTTGCCCGATAACAGCCGAGGGTGTCAGGCCAAAATCAAGGCCAACATAAACAGGAAGACTTGCGGCAACGGGCAACTCTTCCTTTGCCACATGGGTTTCTGTCAGGAAGTTCTGGTAAACGGGCTTCCCGTCCTGAATCGCGCCAAGCTTATTCATGACGTAGACATCTATCCAAGACTTGGTTTTGCCCTGTATCAAGTTGGTATAGTAAGACTTGAGCATGTTGTTTTGGTTCTCGGCCTCACGATTAGCCTTATAACCAACAACCTCGCCATCCCCGTTGCGCTCCTCAAGCATTCCGGGCGGCTGGGCAAAAAACATCCAGTTGTCAGGCTTCACCAACATCTTGGCCTGCTCTCTCGGAATATGGTCGGGGATTGGAACCTCGCCCGCCATGATCGGCCACCAGTGGTCTTCTTCCGGCGCATTCGTGTCTGCGATAACCCCGCTCCAGCTAGGTCCACCTTCCCGCATAGAAGGGAATCTACCGACGCGCATCGTGCAGGCGTCAATGATACTCTTGGGAACCTCTCTCGCCTCGTTGATCCAGATTCCAGTAAGCTCCAAAGAAAGAAGCTTCTTCACATCTTCGGGCCGGTCCAAAGCAAGAAAGATAACCTCAAGCTCCAAGTCGCCTTTCTTGATGTTGTGTGTATATGGAACCGACCAAGTAAACTTGCCCCAAATATTTTCCGGGAACCAATCCAGCCAAGTCTTGATCGTCGTTGTTCTTAACTGCGGGTTAGTGTTGCGGATAATAGCCCAACGACTTTTACGTTTTCCATCAGGAGACTTCTCTTGCTCAAGAGCGCGGCGGAAAACCTCAACGCAGCAAGCAACAGACTTGCCGCTGCCGACCGGACCCCTGATACCACGGAAGAAAGTCTGGTCTTTCATGAAAGACTTGAGAACTTCCCCGTCAGGCTTGTAACTGAATGTAGTCACCGACCTTATCTCAAACCTTTATCAACTCCAAACCGAACCATCCGCTCGGCAACTTCAGGCCCAATGACCTCAATCAAACGGTCGCATTCCTTGTCAGTAACAGCCGGATGAGTCGGACCAAACTTCTCAATCAAATGCGCAAAATGAACCTTGCGCACGATTCTGCGAAGAAGCTCAAGCTCCTCGGCCTTTAGCGTTCCAACAAAAGAGGAAGCGCTCATTTCTTCTTTTTCTTTTTGGCATAAGCCCTAGCGGCTTTCATGCCAGCCTTTGTGTAGGAAAATTTTTTTCCAGCAACGTTAGGCATCACCTGTACCCCTTGGTTTTGTTGGCTACGTCTTTGGGCTGCTTGGAGAACTGTTTCCCCTTGCGAATAGAGGCCCGCTTTGCCGCAGTAGTCCTCCGATATTCAGAGTCACTCATTGCCTTGATTGCCTTCTCAGGCAAATACCGCTCACCAGTAGCATCCTTGCCTTGCGTAGAAGGTTTGCCGCTCTTGGTGCGCCACTTCTGCGCAGTCCATCGACGCAAGGATTTTTGAGGTTCCTTCATCGGTAGCCACCACCCTTGGCCTTGTATTGCTTGGCCAGCATTTGAGCCTTGCGGGCTGACCATTGCCCCGGTTTGCCGCCCTTGCCACCCGCCTTGATCCGGTTGAACAAACTCTTCCGCATCTCAGGCTTGGTGTAATTCCCGGCCTCGTTTACCCTAGACACTCTTTTTCTTCCTTGGCTTTCGCTTAGAAACAGGAGGAGCAGGCGGAGCAGGGGACCAAACCAACCGGCGAGAGGAAGGCGTCCGCGTCTGCCCGGAATAAGTAATCCCGTTCAACTCGTGAACAGGCCCATCATAATCAACTCCGTCAGGTGTAGTCCAAGGCATCACGTATTCCCCATGGTAAAGAAGCTGCGCCGCGCGGCTCCACGCGGACGATAGTCAGCATAAACAGGGTCTTGATCCTTCACAGTCTCATCGGCGCGCAGAGAAGGAAGCGGGCCATAGTCACGCTCTTCGTAATCCGGCGCTCCACCGCCACCACCGCCAAAACACATAACCCTACCCCTTCTTAGCTTTGTTCCTGCGAGTAATCGCAGCAGCCTTGCGCTTGGCATCAGCCTTAGACGATGCACCCCAAGCTTGTAAACTCTTCAGCAAACGAGTCGGCCTGCCCTTCTCATCACGCTCAGGACCAGCCATCCCACCCATCCGAGCCAGAAAAGAAGCACGGCGAGGATTGTCACCGCTCTTGACAGGTGCCTTCAAATCACTCCCCGGATTCTCACGCTCGTAGCTCCTGCGACCACGCTCGTTCAAACCACCGCTAGGATTTTGTCCTGCCTTTCGCTGCCAAGCCGCTGTTTTTGCCATTGCTAACTACCCTCTGCTGCCCAACAGGACGACGCTCAGGATACTTCCCGTACTTCGCCTGTAAACGCTTTAACATCTCTTCAATTTTCATTGCGAACCTTTTTTGCAAAAAATGTTAGTAGGGGACCTGTAACCTAACAAAGTGTCCAAGTTTTGGACCCCCCTCCCCCCTCCCCCCTCTGGGCTGGCGGTTTTTCACTCAGAAGTACCCCCCCTAGTTAACCAAGGTCGATACTAACACGTATGTCGCCAGCGACCTGTAACTGGGTTCTGTCTACAGGCTTATACCCGGCGCGGTCCAAGATGTCCTGCGCTGCCTGAAGCTGCACATACTCTGATCGGGCCGAGTCAGCCAAGCCGGCTACCCGGTGAACAGCCATCAAGGCATTCACTCCCAATCTGCTGGTCACCGCCTCGCTCATGTAGCGCTGCACATGGGGCAGCTTAAGCGTCTTGAACGCGGTGGCTGTTCCTGACGGGCCGGGCGCGTATCCTGCCTTCTCCGCTGCTGCTGTTACCGTTCCGCCTTCTGCTACAAGCACATCAATCAGCGCTCTCTGTCTAGGCGTCAGTTTTCTGTCTACGAGTGCAGTCACCGTTGCGTCCTCTGCTGAACCCCCCCCTTACCCCCCCCTTGTGGGACAAGTGTCAAAGGCGTGTCAAGACCCCGCGCGAAGTACTCTGTGTCTGAGTGCGGGACAGGGGGCTTGGGGATAAGTTTTCCTCGCACTTACACCGCAGGGTACTTACGCCGAGAAGATTCGCCGACAACTGTAGCGAGAGCTTAGATGTCCCGCTCGGCGAATCCAATTTGTCAAGATATCTTCCGCACCAGTGACCGTGAAGAATCTTGACAAATTGCTCGGCGACCGTGGACCGGGAGTTGTAAGTCACAAGGAGGTAATCATGACCTACATCGACACATACAACTGGGAACTAGAGAACGAAGTGCTTCTCACGGAACAGGAGATAGAGGAGCTAACATGGTCACTAGGCGAGTGGCTAGACGCAAGTGAAGAGTTTCACGTCGTACAATAATCAACCCAACCAAGGAGAACTACCCATGACCAAGCGTAACACCAACACCGCAGCAACCGCAGCAGCCGAGAAGTTCGAGGCGATCAAGGACGACGGCGTTTCCCCGGCAGACATCGGGGAGGCGCTGGCTGTTCTGGCGGCAGCGTTCTACTCAGAGGGCATGCCGCAGGAGCGGTTCGACCCGGCCACCGGGGAAGTCTACCACCTGCAGGAAGTCAACGACACCGAGTTCCAGATGCAGTCGATGCTCAAGAACGTCGTGAGTAACGCCCAGTGGATGGCGGACAACGCAGCCCAACGTCGCGACAAGATGGTGAGGGACGCGCAAGAGCTTCAGCGCAACAGCCGTGGCAGCGACTGGGAGATTGCCAAGGCGAACCGTCTCGCAGACTGGCTGACCCGGTGCGTGACGGCGCAGGTTCCGGCGACCGAGGAGTTCGCGGCCATCACCAAGGCTTGCTACGAGCGGCTGACCGGGCAGGAGTACGCACCGTTCGTCAAGAATGGTAACGCCACATCCAAGTCGGAGGTCGCGAGCACAGCGCTGGAGGAGGCGCTCAAGGCGGCGAGCGGCAAGTAAGCTCAGAGGGGAGGGCGCAAGCTCTCCCCTTCTTTTTTTATTGCTCGGCGGACCGCTTGTGGCAGTCGTCGGATTGAGGGGGGCTTCACAGCCAGCCCCCCTCAAACTCCCCCCGGCCCAGCTTACACCACCAACGAACCAACAGGCGTGACTGTTGCACGGCTGGCTCCCGGCCAACCGGAAGGAAGGGAAGGAAGCCAAAGGGAACAGAAAAAAATCGCCAAAAACTTGAGCGCTAGCTAGTGACTAAGCGTTTTGGTTTTGAAAATTTCGAAAGGAAAATGTCCTTGGGACCGCAGAGAAAAAACAAAACTGTAAGCAAGAGCATCTGCTTTGCTCTTTGCCTGTACTCTTTCGCAACGGGGATGACCCTAGGTGCAGCAGGCTACATCGAAGACGACGGCTTCGGAGTATTCATCAACGGCTTGGGAGGCTTTCACATAACAACAATTAAATAATACTTGCGCATGTGCAGATCATATGCGTATAGTGTAAGCTCAACACAAACAAGGAGAAGAACATGCTAGACTTCGCGCACAAGGAGTGGGCTTTCGAAACAGAAACCAAACCTGT